ATAAGCCACAAAAACCAGACGGTTTTATTTATGCAACACAAGATGAGCTTAACCGCATTGAGAAGTCTGTACTTGAAAGCTATGAAAATATTCTTAACGAAGAGCTAGGACTTTAAACAAAAGGACGAGTTTAAAAGTCAACGTGGTATAATATGTATAGAAACTTTATAAGGAGATTTTAATATGACTGAAAAAGAAAAAGTAACTTGTGCAGAATGCGGAGCTGAAGTAGAACTTGAAGGCGGTTTACTAGTATGGGCTAAAAAGAACCCTGATAAGTTCAGATGTCCTGAATGCCAAAAGAAAAAATATGCTAATAAGATTGCAGAAGGTAAAGCTAGTAATGCCAAAAGTTTTGCTAAAAAGAGCGAAGCATCTCAAGCAAAAGGGTCGTTAAGTAAAAGCCCAGTTACCGCAAAGCTCTTGCGTCAATCTTATGACGAAGTGGTTGCAGAATTTGCAGATATTCTCGAAGATGTACGTCCATTATTGGGCGGTTGGACAACAACTATCGCCCTCAGTAAAACTAAATAATAGAAGTTTTAACAATGAAAAATAATTACAGTAAAATCGCAAAGCGAATACTCTCGAAATATTATAAAGCTAAAACTAGCTATACAAAGCAAAACAACCCAAACAAATACACGAATAACACGAAGGCGAATAATAACAACAATCACAATTCGCCACATTAATCCTCTCATTATCCTTGATACGAGAGCAGTAAGTTATCACCATTAAAGTAAAGTCCGTCCTCGCACGGACGGCGTAAAGTCCGTCCTTGCACGGACGGCGTAAAGGATGTGCGTATATGACGGACGCCCGTCTACAATTACAGACACAGATTGAAGAGTTGACAGCTCAAATTCTTGAGTTGAAAAAGTCGGTGGCTGACGATTTAGTAACTACTCAAGTTCTAATCCGTACGAATAATTTACTGCTTTCTCGTTTTATTTTAGCACTGGAAAAGACTAGAAAGAAAATAGGATTACCCGAGAGGGAAATTGCTTTTAAGTTTGAATTACTTGAAGAAGAATATAAAGAACTAGTAGCAGAGTTTGGGCAAGATGAAGTTGACAAGGCAATGTATCGCCTAGATAGATTGTTATTGACTAATAGGCAACAATGCCCGAGAAATATTAAGAAGTATTTGCATAAAAGACTTAAAAAATCTCAAAATAACCGAAGTATAAAAAAGGAGCGTGCATAAGTGGAGTTATCCGCATTAATAATGATAACAGCCTTAATCGTGATGATAGTAGCATTTACATAAGTAAACAGAGCGTAGCAAAATGAGTAAGAGTCAGTCTAATAGTAGTAAAAAGAATACAGCAGAGTTTGAATTGAGATATTTAAACCGCTTGTTTTACTATGGAAAGATTACTAACATAGACAGCGTGGAAGGGGCGTTGATAATTACTCTTAGGTGCTATACTGCAAGCAGATACTTTGGCGGGTATAATAACGTCAGAATTTACGTACCCTCAGACCTCGAGAACGATATCATAAGAGAAGTAACTATAGGTGACGATTATTTTGCAATATGTGCACCTTACAGGGTAACTTTTAAAATGACATATAGGCACAGGGTTGACTTACTGTTACAACTCTTTAAGGCGGTGAATTAATATATGGCTAAAAAGATAGTACAAGGAAATGACACATACGATTTATTAATCGACATTATATTTTCTTTATCGCCTAAGCAAGCTACTGCATTAGCTAAGGAATTGGTTGTAAGATATACTTCTCGTGGAAGAATTAAGAGATATAACGCAAAAGGAGAGTTAGACCCTGAAGGGCTTATCCGTTTACTACCATTTCAATATAAGCAACTGAGAACTAAGTTCGGTGATAGCTATATTAAAAAAGCATTCACTGAGTTGAGTAACTATATTGAATGGTTGCAACAACATATCGACGACAAACAAGGCAATAGACAAAAGCTTACACGCCTCAGCCAAGGTACTCACATGTACCTACTAGGTGAAGGCGAAGGCTGGGTATATATGAAGTGCAAGAGTTATATCTGTAAAGAACGACCGAAGCTTAATCTTAACCCTTATTTGATTGATGATTTACCTACTGCACGAGAGTACGTAAGAAGTTTACCCGAAGAGCTGAGGGATAGTATTGATGTTAAAGCTCTTTATAAAAAATTCCCTCAATTAGCCGACCCTGATTTTCTGGAGAATGGCTATGACGAAGAGTAATAATAACAATAACGAAAGTAAAAACTTTTCTTCTCATAATAATCCTCTTAACTCACTAGTTACCTCAACTGAGGGATATGTAAACAAGCGTAAAAAGCTTGAACCTATCCCTTTGTTGGAGGGCATTGAAGAAATCAGAAATGATTTTGAGGAGAGGCTAGAACAGGGAGATACTGTATATGGTATTGAAATCCTTGATGACTATGTAGAAACAATTCGCAAAGGCTCTATAACTTATATCATAGCACAAGCGAACACAGGGAAAAGTCTCTGGAGTCAACAGATAGCTTGTAACTTAGCCAAGCAAGGGAAAAAGGTTTTAATATGCTCGTGTGAAATGGGTGCTGGTCTTTTAATGGAAAGACAAATAAAAATATTAGCTGGCGTAGGAACTATGCAGCTCAAAAATATGTACGCAAGGCAGAGAGATACTGCTAACTATATATTAGACAGTATGATTGAAGATGAAAAGTACACCTTCCTGCGAAATATAGACGTATGCGAAACTGGAGGGGCTACGATAGATGATATTATGGAAATGCTTGATTGCTTTCCAGAATATGAATACATTATTGTAGACTACATTCAGAGGATACGGGGAAGTGGCAGTGAGTATGAGAATATTACTCGTTGTTCAATGGAGCTGCAAGCTTACGCTCGGCGTACTGGAAAGAGATTGATAGTATGTTCTCAAGCAAGTAGAAGTTCACAAGACAGTGCAAGAGGTGCGAAAGAAAATTCAGGAATGCTTATTAGGGGTAAAGGTTCAGGCAGTATTGAAGAAGACGGTGACGTCGGACTTAGTCTTCAAGAACTTTACGAGGACGGCAAGAAATATATCCTAGCAACATTATTCAAGAATAGATATGGTGACAAGAATATTTCATATAAATATATACTTGACAGTAGACTAAGACTAGTAAAGGTAAGTAATTGCGATGAGTTCTAGTAAAGACAACAACAATAATAACAACAAAAAGTCAAACAATCTATTTGCTAGACTACCGAAGGAGATAGCTAAGGCTTTACTACTATTTAAAGCTTTAGATAGTAAGAAGGCTATACAGTTAACTCAGGCAGTGCTCTACCTTTGGCGTGAGTTTATGATTACAATAAGAATAACGCCAGTTATTAAAAAGTTTAAAGTTGAATTCTACTACAAAGACACCCACCTCGAAAGAGTAGATGTAGAAAATATTGATGATGTTATCAACCTGATTGAAGAAATTAAAGAACATAATAGAGGAGAATTATAATATTATGACTTACGATTTAACAGACGACGGAACTGGAAAAAAATATGACGGCGGAAAGCCTATGGTAGGTACTTTGTGCAGAGTATTTCCTCGTGCACTATTAGCCGTAGGTCAGTGCATTGCGTTCGGAACTCATAAATATCCGAAACCAGATAATTGGAAACTAGTAGAAGAAGCATTTACTAGATATCAAGATAGTATGATGAGGCATTATCTAAAGCATCAAGCGGGTGAAGTTATGGATAGTGAAACTAAACTTCCACATCTCTCACATATGGCGTGGAACGCATTAGCTATTCTGGAATTATATCTAATGGATAACCCCGAAGTATTTAAGCAATATCTCAAATAAATTAAGTAACAAAATGTAAATGTTGTATTTGTACCCTCTTGAAAAATAGAGGGTTTTCGTTTATAATGATAAAGTAATACTAAAAACAAAAGGAGCAATAATTATGGGTAGACAAACATTTTACAAGCCTACAACGAAGATGGCTAAAGAACAAATGGAGCTTTACTATTCAATAATCCCTTTGATAAATAAGTTATACTACAAGATTAAATTTATACCAAAGAATGATAAGCAGTACCGTTTATTTTTCAATGAAGATTTAAAACAAGAGCTCCGTGTAAAAGCTTGTGAATTAGCTATGAGATATGACAGGAATAGCAAAGCTAAGTTTAGCACTTATGCACTCTCAGCCTTGACTAAGTTTGCGAATGAAATAAGAAATGACTACAGACTTAGAAGTAAAACTAATGTAAACTATCCTGTTGCTTTAGTCGCTATATATTCAAAAGTAAGAGCTGGTTACTACGATTTTAAAGGCAATAAAGTAATGGAAGAAAATTTTCAAAGGTTATTAAACTGGCAAGCTAATCTTACTCAGGGTGTAGTAGGGTTTAGTCAGGACGGAGAACCTTTAGAAATTGAGGATGTAGTGAAAGATGATACTGACTACTATGAAGATTTTTCTCTCGCAATGGATAGAGATAGAGCTATAGAATACTTGACAAAATTAAAAGAATGGATGCCTAGCTCTTATCACCTTGACACTATCTGGGATAGGAATGGGATGAATAGTGCGAGAACACCAAAGACTTACGCCAGCATTGCTAAGGCTAAAGGCAAGACCGAGGCTGCTATAGAGTCAAGCTACCGTAAAGGTATGAATAAATTAAGAAAGTACATTAGTGCTAATAAAAATACAGTAGAACTGTTAAAAGGAGGCATAGAATAACATCATGACAAAGACAACAAAAGCAGGTGAAACTATCAAAATCTATACACTTGAATTCAAACTCCCCATTACTGAAGATGAGATTAAAGAAATACAACGCAAGCCTAAGGGCAAAGTTGCTAAGAATTTCTTGAGCTATATTAAAGCTGTATGCGGAGTAACGTTTGAGAAGATTTTGAACCCTGACAAAATTGAAGCAACTACAGTTGGTGAAATTCTTATGGAAGAGTTTATTAAACCTAATAAAATTTCTGTTGAAGATTTGTCAGAACAAACAGGTATACCGTCAGGAGAATTGACAAGCTTGATTGACGGCTCAGGTGTCCTTACGGATGAAATGGATAAGAAACTTACTAAACATTTCAAATTGAGCGAAGGATACTTTACAAGATTGCAAAAAGATTTTGATAAACGTTCTAAGAATATGTAACAAAAAGTTAACAAACATCTTGAAAAATAGTTTACAATATGATATAATGTAATTAAAGGAGGTCAATATGACAGAAATTAAAGACGTTTTATTTGCGGCAGTTGATAATGCAGACTATATTTTGCGAGTTGCACTCTTTACTGCTATTGTAGTATCACCATTGGTAGCTTTGGTTGCCTTGGTAAATTACTTTGGATAGGAGATGTAGCTATGGATGAAAAACTAGATGGACAAGTTTATGTTATATCAACAGATGAAGGCGAAAGTATTGCTGAGGATAGCAAAGGCTTCGTCCTAGTCTTTGATACTATTAAACAAATTGGCGACTGGGCGATTGCTAATAATATACCGTTTGAAAAAATAATAGTAGATAAGGTTAACGTACTCGGAGTTGTCGAAGATGACAAGTAACGCTATGACTTCTACACACTTTGCTTTATTGGATTACGACGGTTTTGTTTGTAAGGCATTCTTTGCTGCTATGTCTAGAGGCGAAATTAACGATGCCGAGAACGTTCTTTCAGAGCTGACTAATATAGCTATACAAAAAGCTAAAGACTTCTTTGAAAGCGATGACGTTGAAGTGTTTAAGTTTATGTCAGGGCATAGCTGGAAGAAAGATTTATATCCTGAATACAAGGCTAAACGTAAACGTAACGCTTATATAAGAGACTTCAGAGATTATACTTTGGCAAGCCAACCTGATATTTTTAGACCTGAAAGACTAGAGGCTGATGAACTAATAATCCTGATGCACGATGAGCTTGTCGAAGCTGGTAAACAGGTCATAGTCTTCTCGGATGATAAGGACTTAAAATACTATTCTAAACTTCACTGCGGTATAAATGTTGAACAGGAAATAGAGCCTACCTTAAGCAATAGCGAATTATATGTTCAACTATTAGCAGGAGATAAGGAAGACTGTATTACAGGCATACCAAAAGTTGGGAGTAAGACTGCTGTAAAATTGCTCAACAATGACTATACTATTGAAAGAGTTATTCAAATATATAAAGAAAAAGAAATCGACATTGATGAATGTATTAAGCAGTTAGTCTTGACCATACCAATGGCAAAACAATTCAACGATAATCCTTATGATATGTATACAGCTTATAGCTTAGTAGTATCGAGACAAGGCAATGGCGAAGCTAATAATAACGACGCTATAGATAGAAGTATTGAAGGGCTTGTTAAGTATGTAAGCAATAAAGTAACGGAGGTTTACAATAGCAAATGAATAAAAATGAAATACTAGAAGAAATCAATAAAACAAAAGAACACTTAGCAGAACGATTAAAGAATTATTTGAGAGGTAAGTAATGACAGATAAACAGATAGAAGATAACTTAAATTATATAATGCCTTTTGGGAAATATAAAGGACGGCATATTTCTGAAATACCAGATAAGTATATAGCATGGTTATTATACGATAATATAGTCGAAGGTAGGCTAAGAACACAAATAGAAGACTGCATTAAAGAAAAGTACAAAGAGGCTTGGTTGAGTAAAGCATTGAAAAAATGGGTTTATAATTGCTACGAAGTTAGAAAGCGTTACAACTATAACCCCCGAGGGGATTTTACTGTTGGCGATTATGAGCTATACGACGCTATGGACGGGTGTTTACCTAATCAGTAAGGAGGTATATACAAATGATTAAAGGCTACACCGCCCTAAAGGGCTACACCGCCCTAAAGGGCTACGAACGTAAGATGTTACGTAAAATGATAATGCACGAGTTAGAGTCTGTTACGTGGTATATTAAATATAGGGAGAATAATTTCTTTATTCCCCCTAATAAGATAGAAGTTCTACAAAAAAGAAAAAGAACTCTGTTAGAGATGTACAAGAAATTAAATAGAGGAGTAGAATTAAACAGTGACAAATACTATGAAGACTAATAAAAAACCTATCAACAAGACTAAAGCTAATACATCTAAAGCATCGAAGAAGCGTAAAGCAATGACAACTCAAGAGTACGAAGAGATGCTAATGGAGTTTATAAAATCAGAATTTGAGGAGTGCATCTAAAATGATAAGAGCTAAGAAAATATTAGACTTAGATAAGAAAATCACTGACGGTACTATAGTTATTGCTAGCGATATACACATTCCTTTTCAGGATAAGGCAGCGGTTAAGGCATTCCTTAGTTATGTAAAAGAAAAGCAGCCTGAAGTAATCGTACTTAATGGGGATGTCCTAGATATGTTTATGCTCTCCAGATTTACAAAAGGCGAAGGACGTAATCCATTAGAAGAAATTAAGATGTGTCAAGCTTTATTAGCAACTTTACGTAGTACGTGCCCTAACTCAGAAATCTTCTACGTAATAGGTAATCATGAAACGAGACTAGAGAAATACGTATTAAACAAAGCTCCTGAGCTAGCTTCGTTAATTGAAGATGTCTTCTCTATTATTAAAGTGGAAGATTATGATGTAAGAGGGTGTTCAAGTTTAACTATCAACGATAATTTCGTAATGAAACACGGAACGTACATCGGTAATAAGTCTGGCTTATCTGCAATCAAAGAAATGGAAAATGCTTATATGTCAGGAGCTACAGGTCACGTTCATAGACTCTCAACCTATAGAGCTCGCAAAGCAGGACGTAAATTTGTATGGGTAGAGACTGGATGTTTATGTGACTTGAACCCTGAATATTGTATTAATCCTAACTGGTGCCAAGGTTTTGCTGTCGTGGAATTTAAGGACGGTAAACTTCACAAAGCAGACTGTCTTGAAATTGAAAAAGGCAAGATACTTTAAGGGAGTGCAGTTAAATGGCTATGTTTGACGATGTGGAAATTACTGATGAGATGAAAGAAGCTGTTGCTTTAGCAGTTCTTTATAGGGAAGACCCTATACTAGCTTTACGAAAAGTTGATAGCTGTCCAAAAAAGATATCTAATCATGATATCAATCTTATCTACAATAAAATTAGAAACGCTCCAGACTTCGAAGAGTTGAAGAATTCTATCAAGGGTGTGGAGACTCATACTCTCGTTAAAGATGATATGGATACTATAATGCTGATGTACAATAAAATGCTACGTGAAGCTACAGCAGAGAAAAAGTACGACGTAATTATCCGTATCTTAAAAGAGATTAGGCAGATAAAAGCTATCGAAGATGAGCAAACTAAATTTGAAGTTGTAATAAGAGTGCTAACGCCTGACGAAATAAAGGAGATGCAAGATGGTCAATCCAAATAGCCAGAGATATCATAGACATTGTTTATGTAGAGATGACTTACCTATACACCCTTGTCTTGGTATGACTTGTCAGGGGTGCCCCCACCTAAAAGAATTTGATGAAGAGTTTTTGATGTTTGCCATAACTCTTAATGAGAGAGTACCTTCGGACACTACTATTTTTAAAATGCTTTCCTAGTATTTTGAATTCGTTACGAAATCAAGTTTACCTTAAAAAATAAAGGATACCCCCTATTAGCCTGAAGGGCGTACTATTAGCCTGAAGGGCGTACTATTAGCCTGAAGGGCGTACTATTAATCTAGAGGACACGTTATGTATCTTTATCCGTACAAGATATTTACAATATCGAAAGATAAAAGAATAATCAAGAAATCTCCTAACGGTTTAAAAGCCGTAGGTATATATGATGCTGACAAATTTAATTACCAAGAAGCGTGTGTACAAGCCGAAGGAATTAAAGGTTCAGTCTCTATCCTGTTGGGGGAATTTATTAGCGGTATAAAATTAATATGCCTCGACCTAGATGATTGTTTTCTAGATGACGGAACTGTAGAACCTAAGACTAGAGAGCTACTAAAAGAGTTCTCTCCAGAGGAATATGAGGTATCCTCTTCAGGTACTGGCATGCATATATACATACTAACCAAGATGAACCTGAGCACATTCATCGTTAAAGAAATGGAAGGGGCTAAAAGCTTCGAATGCTACACAAATAAACGTCATATCGTTACTACTTATTTTAACTTTAATAACACTAATTTACAAGTAGGCAAGCATGACGAATTTCTGAAAGAACTTTATAAAAAAGCGGAAAGCACTAAGAAGCCTAACGAAGATTTAATTCAGAATGTCAAAGTAGTATTCGACGGTACTGAAGTAAAAACAAAAGCTGATATTCGTGGAAAGTTGTACGGCAGGACTCCTTGTCCTGATATGTTTACATTAAGGAGTAGAGGGTACAAAGACCCTGAGTTGATAAATATCATTGACGAGAACCCTGAAAATGTAGACCAATCTGCACACGATGCTAAACTCATTCGGAAATTAATGTTCTATACATTAAATGATTTCGACGAAGCTTGGGAATTTGCCAAGAAGACTAATTACTACAAAGCTAAAGATAAGCGGCACAAAGATAAATTTGATAATCCTACATATAAAGAACGAACTAAAAACTTTATTCTTGGACGGAAAGTGCCGTAGTCGGGACGACGTACTCAATAGTCGGGACGACGTACTCAATAGTCGGGACGACGTACTCAATATGCGTGCTAATATATATACAGGAGGGATAACTGACAAATATGAAAGATGAAAATGACAATTTTATTACCTGTGAATTTGTAATAAGAAATATCGAGAATTTCTTCTCGGGTAAATGTGGAGAGAATTCTGCTAAAGAAATTATTACGCACTTAGCATTCTGTCCACATTGCTACGGATTATATATGGAATATGCCAAGGAAACTGGGGCTGAGATGACACTGTTAAGTGACGTAGATGGCTTTAATGGTATGTTTCCTGAAGTCGCTAAATATGGCATAACCAATCCTAGCAAAAATACTTTCTATACAATCTCTACTGAAGACGAAAGTGATAAATACTCAAGAGCGGCAGTAACAATGAACCTTGACGTATTACTTCACGTTCAGGCTTTTAAAGATATGGTTGATATCGACTACGAGAACGACAAAGAAGGTAATAAGTCGTACAAGGACTTTACTGTTTATGCAGATGAGTTTACGAAATTCTTAACATTAAAAACCTGTCAAAAGATTGACCACCTAGAAAAATGTCTTGCGGCAAGCAATAATAAAGGAGGGGAATAAATAGTATGCGAAACTTAAGTTCTTACGCAAAAATATATGTTGACATTGACGGAACGCTAGTGTACGGACCTATGACCAAGTTAATGGATTGGACTTGGAGATACTTTCACTCTCCACTAATTGCGAATATTCTTGTATTCTTGCAAGAGAAATTAGGGCTGTATAAAGTAAATAGAAAACTCGTTCATATATTGAATGAAGCTCCCGCAGCTCCTATCTTTCTTACGGCAAGAGCTCATCATCCTAGCACACGACGCCTCATCTCAAAAATTCTAGGGCATAAAACTTTTGACCTTGTAGAACTAGCTTCGGAAGACCCTGCAAATGATAAAGCTCTTTTTATGTTGCAAAGCGACGGACAGGGTACAAAAGTTTGCTTATTTGACGACACTGAAAGTACAAGAAAATCTGTACGTATTTTAGGTATGGATGCTTTTGCTGTCGAGGGTATGTACGAGGTACTTATTCAATGAATACCAAAGTAACAACTTATAAGCTCCTGCCGAAACAATATGAATTTCTTTTTGGTTATGAGGGATTTGATAATCCAAATAATAAAAAGGTAGTAAATGACATTGTTTGCTACTATGGCGGCGTGGGAGCGGGTAAGACTTGGTGCGGAAGTTTAAAGGGTTTGCTAATGGCTCTTAAGTTCGCTGGCATCAGAGGACTTGTAGGTGCTAAGTCTCAAGACCTGTTGGACAATACAACCAAGAGAAAATACGTCGAACACCTCGAGAATATGGGAATGAAAGAGGGTGTTCATTGGTGGTATACCGATAGAAAACAAGCTATCGTACTGAAGAATGGCTCCGTAATCCGTTTTAAAACTCTATCTGATTGGGAGACTTTTATGTCAGAGGAGTTTGGATTTATTGAATTTGAAGAAGCTTCATTCTTGGATGAGATTATATTCGATAAACTTATTACTCGTCTACGTCAAGCGGGAAAAGATGAATGGATAGGGTATCATAGAGCAATGTTCCTTCACACAAACCCTCAAGGTAAACGAGGTTGGATTAATAAAAAATTTGTAGACCCTAAAACAAAACGCAAGAATTACCGCTTTATCCGTGCATCTTCTAGGGAAAATATATTCCTAGGTTCTGAATATGTTGAGATGTTGGAAGAAAACTATTCTAAAGAACAAATAGCTGAAATGATTGATGGCTTTGACCCTACTGATGATAATACTATAGCATTTCCTTACTTCTCTACAGAAAAGAACGTTATCGAACATATCGATTATGACCCTAACCATACTCTTATATTAACCTGTGACTTCAACTACAACCCTATGTGTTGGTATCTAGCTCAGTTTATAGATGGTAAATGGTATATCTTGAGAGAACTTATTCAGCCGAACGTTACTACTGCAGATATGTGTAAATTAATTCTGCCAGTCTTAGAGAGTTTGAACATACGAGGCAGACAATTTATGATATGCGGTGATAGTCACGGCAGAGATAAGAAAACTAATGGTACTGACTACGGTGTCATGCTTGGCTTCTTTAGTAATGCAGGTTATTCAATACAAACACGTGTGCAAAAGAGTAACCCATTAATCAAAGAACGTCTAGCAATATTACGTAAGTTTATTTGTAACGGTAAAAACGAACGCAACTTCTTCGTAGATAGTAGCTGTAAATGGCTGTTGTACAACTTTGACGAATGCAAAAACGACCTTGCTAATGCAGGATTAAAAATACCTACAGACAAGGAAATTCAAAATGATGACAATAAACGTCACTTAATACACCCAATCGATGCTATCAATTATCCTATGTGGTTCTTTGAAACTTTACAGACAGCAGTGGATATCTCTAAAGGTAGCGATAAGAGACGGTATTAGTTGGGTATATGCTATAATATATCTAGAAGAACATAACTATTAAGGAGTGAACTACCAGTATGACTGAAGGAGTTTCATTCGGTGGAGTCGATTTTCCACCTTCTACTACACAACAAACACAAATATCTGATGAAGTAGTAACTACAAAAGAAAAGTACTACAATCTTAAAAATTATAAAGATGAATTATCAGATTTCGTAGTAAAGAAATATAAAAGTTTAGATTGTATTTCGAAAATGAGAGCTGATTTTGATAAGCTATTCTCGGTAATATTTAATGGTGCAGTCTCTGGAGATAAGGAGAGATTTCCTCATACAGCAGAGTTGTATAAAGTGTACAAAGCAGCTCTTATTCAAGCTTGCTTGTCAGGATACACGGCACTTTTTAGCTCTACAGGTTTAGATGCTTATTCAATTCTTAAATCACCTGAAGTAAGAAAAGTAATGACTGAGCAATTCAAATCTATTGCATTACTAGAAAATCTATCTGCTGAAACTGTAGATGATTGGCTACTTAAAGGTGAAGCCGTAGAATTTATCAAACTAAAAACTAATGCTGAAGAATACAGGGTTAAGGCTACTATGACTGACCAAACAACAGGTCAAGACATTCTAAGCTTTAAAATTAAAGAAGGCGTAAGTTATGACAGCCTAGAGACTGAAAGAATTGACCCGTTAAACTTTTTCTGTGATGCGTATGATTATAAGAAAGACCCTAGAGGATGTGCTAAAATAATCCGTTCTTACATAGACTCTAAAACCCTCCTCTCTTCTTCTGCATATCCTCTTCTTTCTTCTGAAGATAAGCAAGAGATTATCAATTCGGTAGGTAGGAATGGTAGAGGTATAAATAACTTCTTTGCATGGACTGCTTTTGCAGGAGATACTCCTAACTCGTCAAGAACTGATAAAGATAATATTGAAGTCCTTACGTATTATGGAGATTACATAGCTAAGGATTACAATGTCCTAAGTAATATCGTAGCTACGGTAGTTGGAAATAAATTGGCAGATGTAAGGTACTCTGCAATATCTACCCCGCGTATTATTTACGCTCCGTACAAGATTGATAAAGATACTCACAGGGGAATTTCTCCACTGTTAGCATCTGAGGTTGTTAACGAACTTATCAACAAAGTAGTTGACTTATACATTCAAAACTTAGATATTACTTCAGTTCCTTTGATGATGTACACGCAAGGTAGTATGTCTAAGATGCAAGCAGACAGGGTGTGGAAGGATAGACAGATAGAGTTTGCGGATGCTGTAACTCCACCTACATTCTTCAATGCTCAACCTGCTAACCCTCAAGGTATAAACCTTATGCAGATGATACTAGAACAGAGCAAGAACGTTCTAGGGTTAAATAACTACCTTGCAGGAGATACTGATGGAGCTGTAAGAACTGCTCGTGAAAGTTCTATATTATTTGAAAAGGCTAATGCCAGAATGAGAGTAGAGACCGATGTATTCAGCTATAACTTTATGTTGCCTTTGTTTACTTGCTTCTACTGCTTCAATAGGGAGCTTGCCATTGCGTACGACAATCCTTTATACCCTATATACTCTGACCCTAATTTAAAGATTAGCATAAGTACTAACGCATCTAAGGCAGATGAGGAGGGTGAGTTCCAGAGACTGATGAATATGTTACAATTACCTATTTCTCAGATGATATTCTCTAACTTAAAACCTGACCAAGTCTTAATTGCGGTTAGATACTTAATGGCTAAAGCACAGCTTGATGACGCAGATAATTTACTGGAATTATTTGATGCTGACGGAAATCCTACTACATACGTAGACGACACGCAACAACAGCAACAGCAGCAACAGGGTACACCTAATCAGCAATCAGAATTGCCACAACAAGAGAGTAATATGATTAATAATATCGATAATAATGATATTCAACAACAACAAAAATAATAAGGAGATTTATTAAATGTCAGATGAACTTAACAAGAATGAAATGGAGAATTTGCCAGAGCAAGCTAAAGAAGAAAAAGAAGAAGTAATGGTAAAAACTCCTGTTGAACAACAAGTCGAAGAGCCACAACAAGAGGAAGAAAAAACACTTCCACCTGTTGAAGCTGAAGTTATTGAAGAAGCGAAAGTAGAAGAACAACAAGAACAGCCTGACAAGGCGGAAGAAGAACCTTCTCCTGAACAGCCTGATAAGGCGGAAGAACAAGAACAACCAGCAGAGGAACAAAAACCTGCTGAAGAAGAACAACAAAAAGAAAAAGTGGAAAAGGAAGAAGATGAAGACCTTCCTACAGTAGAAGATTTTGAAAGAGTTCAAGCTGAGCTAGAAGAAATCAAAAATGCCGAAGCTGATAGACAAGTAATGCAGCAGTTGCAAGATAGAGACGCTGCCAGAGAACAGCAACTCAGAGCTATCGAAGGGCAACTTGCAGACAGACTTGAGCTAGAACTTAATAGATACGGTATCGATTTGAATAAATCATTAGCTGAACTTCAAAAAGAGGATGCTGCTAAATTCCAGATTGCTCAAGGTTTGATTAATCAATCTCGTGCACAAGCAGAACAGGCTAGAGCCTTTATGGAAGAACAAAAAGCTGCAGACGCTAGAGAAGCTATCTTTAATAAGGCAGGTATGCTTATGGCTAAATATGACTTAGCTGAAGATGAAGCTAACTCAGTAGCTGAAACTTTCCTAGATATTATTGACGCTGCAGGTGTAAGAGACTTGGGTGAAGACCTTAAGAATAAAGTTGAACTCGCAGTGGCTAAAGTAAGGTTTGTAGGTGGTAAACTAAAGAAAGCAGTTAAAGAAACTAAGGAGGCTGTTGAAGCTATCAAGGAAACTGCAGATGCTGTGGTAGAGGCAGCTAAACCTGCCGAAGAACCACCTAAAGCAGAAGAGAAAATTGAACAACCTGACAAAACAGAACAGCCTGATAAGGCGGAAGAACCTGTCGTAACCGAGGATATTAAAAAAGAAGCACTGGCTGAGGCTATGGGAGATGCAGTGCCTGAAGCAAACAAGAACGCTCCAATCGAAGGAGACGGTGCAACTGTAGAAAACGTTCTCGAAAAGCTTATGGCTACTCCATTTAAAGAGAGAGTAGAGTTCTACAAAAAACACGAAGCTTTAATTAATGAAGCTCGCAAAATACAGCTAAGAAATGAAAGTATGAATAATGGCTTCTTCAACTAAAAAGACTATTACACAGAGATTGTTTCGTTCATTATTTTACGCATTCAAGGGCGAGATTGAGGAAATAGCCTCTCTCCGCCCGACGGATGACGATAGGAAACAAGGGGAAAGATTAGCCCTTATGGCTACATCAATAGCTGCAGGAGTCGGTATAGCTGTAGCACCCGCTCTAACACCAATCATAGCTAAAGTATTTGCTTATGGTATTAGAGATATGAAAGACGGAATTACTAATAATGATAAATTAATTATCGAAAGAATTCAAAAAGAATTAAAATATGAATTCTCAAATGATGAGCAGTTTTCTAAACTGTTGAAACCAGATAAGTAATTTTCAGTGGTTTATGGAATAGAAAAAGGCTTTCAAAAAGGGAAAGTGGGTAACCCTCATAAACCCCGAAGACGTTTGAATATAGAAATATTTAATTTTAAAAGGAGATTTAAAAATGGCAGATGGCGTAGGAAATAGCTATGGCGTACAATTAGCCACCAAGTTGCAGATGTTGTTGGACCAACCAACCTCTGACCTTGCGTCAAAACTCGTTAACAAAGATTACGCTGGCGAGTTCTTTAAAATCGGTGATACTGTACAGATTTGTAAGGTAGACCCGAAATCTGTTAACGTAGAAGTTGGTACTTCTTATTCTCTTAATAGCGGTGTAGAAAGCAGAACTGGCGTAGCTGGTACTATCCCTGCATCACCAAACCAATCAGGAGCTGACGACTTCCTTCCTGTTAGAGAATTGAACTTCTCCGCAACTGAGTTGAGAATAGACAAGACTGCTAAATACGCATTCTATGTATCAGAAATCAACAACGTTGAAGGTAAATGGAACTACGAAAGTTCTGGTCTTGATTTGGCAGCACAGAGAATTAAGAAAGAACATAACCTCGAAGTTGCTCAGGCTATCGTAGATGATGCAGTAGCTGGCTTGCAAACTGGTGCAACTGGTACTCACGTAATGACTATCGGTACTCCAGTAGCACCTATCTCGTTAGCAGCAGCAACAGCAGGCGACGACCTCTACAAAAAGGTATTCACTAAGTTGTTTGCAAAATTGCACAATAAAGGTGCTATTACTGCAGACGGTAAGTGGACTGCGGGCTCTAACCCTCAAGAAGCTAAGAGAATTGCAGCAAACATTTACGTTCCGATGGCTGGTTACAATGAATTTTTGACTTCTAAGTACTTCACTGACAGGTCAACTTCCGCAGCAGATGACAGAGTTGAAAATGGTAACATCTCTAAAATCTTGGGTATGGACTTAGGTATTGAACCTTCTCTCGACCCTGCAGATGCAGATACTGCAAGAAAGATTACTATTGGTGAGGTAAACTCTACAGCAGCAGAAGAAGGCGTATTCGTAGTAATCGCAGGTACTGGTAACACAGTAACTATGGCAAACAAAGCACTTCCTCCGAGAAAATTTGAAAGCCATACTAGATATGGTGAAGAATATCACGGTTTGGAAATCTACGGTTTGAAAGTATTCAACCCTGAATGTGCCGTTGTAGCATTCGTTAAGATTGCCTAGGTAGTCTTAAGGTAGCGAAACTCAGGGGTCTTGGCGGTATCCCTCTTTAAAAAAGACCGCCTTTTCTTTATTGTATGCTATAATAAATATAGACGTACTACTGAAGACAAGGAGCATTATTTTTATATGACATACCAAGTTAAAGATTTATACAACGAAGTTGCTGTAGCTACAGGCTTTCCTCTATATACCAATGCAACGGATACGCCTGACACTAACAGGTTCTTATTACATAATATTGCTCAAGCACTCATTAACGTAATCGATACGTTATACATTTCTATGAATTGTCTTGAACGTACTGATAAAATCACTACGTCCAAAGGAGTAGCTGACTACGGACTTGAGGGTATAATTAAAAATATCCAGTATAAAGATGACACTGGCAGATTTAGAGATATTCCATTTCTAAATGAAACTAACCAGTTGGATGAAGAGCTGAATGCTGGAAAGCCTGAAGGACATCCTGAAGGTTATGTAATAAAAGGAGGATATCTACATTTAGTACCTACTCCAGACAAGGCTTATGAGCTTACTATTACAGTATCTACTAAAGACTTAGTTTGGGCTAATAATGATACATCAAAAACTATTATCTCCTCCATAAATGATGCTATAATGGCTTCTAATGCTTTTGTTGAATTAGTGTTCCTAAAAGCGTGTGTGCTAGTTTTTGCAAGATTAAACAATCAAAATGCAGAGATGTATAATGATTTATTTAAAGCTCGCAAGAATAACTTCATCGAACACGATTACAAGACTATGGAAGCTGAGAGAGGATTGTCACGTCAGGCAGGACATTATAACTATGCTGACGGTTTATTGAATGACAGACGTCATATGCCGTATAAAAGAGGATGGGGGTTATAATCTATGGCAACATATAAGGAACGTTCAGTTGCTTACAAAGGCGGAGGTTTATCCTTCTCAGACTTCTCTAAAGGTTTATATCTACTAGACACTCCTAGGAGTATTAACGAACAATTAGGTTCTTTAGCGATGACTGGCGGAAGGAATTGCTGGGCTGAAAAAGGAGCTTTAGTAAGTCAACACGGATATCAAATAAGAGCTACTCTTCCTAAAGATACTATACTCTCTGGTTTTACAAAATGTAATGCTGGAGATACATCAATGTTTATAGTTGCTGGTACTGGGGAAGTTTACTTCTACACAGCTAGAGAAGGACTTAAGAAATACAAAACAAACATCGAAACTGCAACTGGAGTTAATCCTACAGATATCATACTCACCCGCAAGAATAGAGATATGTTCTTTGTAATGGGCGGACAGAGTTATATGTTTGGTTCTTTCTATGAAGACGAAAGTATAACTCCTGTAGAGATTTGCTCAGGTATTAACTTTGCTAGTTCAGGCAGTATAGCTGAAGCAGACATCCCTAACGAATTTATTGACTATTTTTGGGTAGATAAAGAATTTGCCGTAGGCACTAATAACGTACAAGTTACTGTCTTGTCTATTACTCAAAAGCCTGACCAAGATACTTTTCACGTACGCTTTACACTAGCCGATAGCGAGCAGGTAATCACTAGCCCTGCGACTATTAGCGAAAAGACTATAAGACCTTTTGATACTGTGTACTACCCTGAAGATATAGAACCTACAGTACCAACACAACCTACACAACCAACTGACTCTACTGACCCGACCGAACCTACGAGTCCTACAACACCAGAACCTACAACCCCTACAGAACCGAAACACGAAGAAATTATTCCAGAGCTTATCGCAGTAGCTAATAACAGACTTTTCCTCGTAGATAGAAGTGGATATATTTACTACTCTCAAGTAGGTGTCTTGGATGCTTTTGATGAGACATTAGGGGCTGGTAAATTTGGTGGTTTTTACGACGATACCTCTAAGATACTGTCTATAGAGGACTTTATGGACGGGGTTCTACTGTGTAAGGAAAACGGTATATATTACTGTACAATATCAAACACTGAATTAACAGTAAAGAAAATTTCCCAAGCAGCTCAGAAATATGCGTCTGACCACGTCATAGTAGGCGAGAAAGTTTTTGCATACGATTGTAATACTGGTTCCATTATAAACGCCGTAGCTGTAAACGTATTTGGAGCTATGGTATCAGGCAAACCTGTAGTAACTTCAGATTATCTCGATGCTGAGAATAGTGGAATTAACGCATCAAAAAGATGGTTAACCTACAATGCTGAGAGTGAAGTATTTATCCTGTACTATGGAGAAAATCTCAATAGAGGACTTGTAATCACTAATGTAGGTACTTTATTCCCTAGAGAGATATCTCCTGCTATTTCAGGCTTTACTGGCTTCAATCAAGGTGTAGTATTTATTACTGACGAGGGAGCTATTGCACAGGATTTCAAGAAGGGTACTATGATACCGAGAATGTCTTGTGTAGCAGTATTTGAACCTATAGCTTTAAGAGGTAATAGGAAATTATGCTCTACTCTGATGGAAATTACTGAACTGAACGGTATTAGTTATAATCTCTCAACAAGAAATGCGGGTTCTTCATTCCAAGTAATTAAACCTTCATTTAATTTTGCTGAGGGAAATGAGAAATACCTAGCCCCCCTCCTCTACTCAGAAAGTAGATATTTAAATGAAAGCTTTTCAATGGAAAGTAAATGGGCTCGGAAAGAAAGTAACGTTTCACGTACTGCACAACCTATGAGTGGTAACGAAGGAATTTCAATCTCACTTGAATTTCCAGCAGACACTGCATTTTGTTTAGCAAACATATCTTTGCCAGACTTCAGTATGGGAGAATAGCCAATAATGATAGAACGAGTAATAACAGTTGAAGATTTAGACTTATATCGCAACGATATATTAGAGATGTTTAAGGATTGCTCAAGAGTCTTTGATGAACAAAACTTTCTAAAGACTGTGGACAAATCATCTTACCTGAATTATATAGAAAGATTTGTTACTGGAAATGACAGTCAAGTAGTTGGGATATTTGACAACACTCAAACGTTCCTTTACGGGTTAGTAATCCTTGACAGCATAAGAATGCTAAGCATTCAAGAGTCCTGTGCAGAAGTACACGTTCTAACAAGTAAGTCTATCTTTGGACCTATATTAAGACGTTCTTACGAAAAAATCCTCGATGAGATAGTTCCTTTTGCAGTCCTTTACTGTCACATCCCTAGAGCGGCGGTATTTGCGTCTAAGCTCGTAAAGGATATAGGGTTTAAGAAGACAGGATACATTCCAGCAGCTCTTCCTTACTCTAATTCTAAAGGAGAGGTAAAAATGTCAGACTTATTGATATATGTATTGGACAGGAGGTAATTATAGTGCCGAGATTTAAGAGACGCAAGATAACGGTAGATGAAGCTGGTAGGAAACACGGATTTAGAAGTGGACTCGAAGATAAGATAATTAAACAGTTGGAAGAATACGGTCTTGACCCCAAGTATGAAAGTGTAAAACTTCCGTATGTAATACCTGAAAGCCATCACATTTACACACCCGACTTTCCTGTATGCAAGAGTATAGTAATTGAAACTAAGGGGAGATGGGTGCTTGAAGATAGACAGAAAATGCTTTTAATGATTGAACAACATCCAGAGATAGAGTTCAGAATGGTCTTCTATAATGCAAATCAGAAGATTAAAAAAGGAAGTAAGACAACGTATGGTATGTGGTGTGACAAGCATAATATCAAATGGGCTAACAAAGCAATACCTGAAGAGTGGATAAAAGAAATATTTGACTGCCTTGCAAAGGAAGAATAAATATTTGACTGCCTTGCAAAGGAAGAATAAATCCTCCCGCATCGCCACAGAGGACGAATAAAGCATTTACGTGCTATAATAATTATATAGATAAAATACAGGAGTAAACACTTACTATGTCTAAACAAATGAAAGTAAAACAGACTGATTATACGAAGGGTGGTAGAGATATATCTAATACTGCCATCCCGTTATATCAGAATAATCTGACCAGAATGGATGAATACCTAGCTGACCCCATGGCAGCTCAAGATGCGTATATGAATAAGTATTACAATGCTAATACTGCACAGAATGCTGACTTTAGAAGAGCGTATCAAAGAGATATGGCTAAGATGACTGCAAATAATTATGCAGCTACGAATGGAGGGTATTCGTCTCTTGGCAATAGGTCGTATACGGATAATCAGAGGAATTGGAACGATTACGCTGCAAGGCTATTTGACCAAGGTGTAACTAATTCATACAATATGGCTAGCCAAGATTACAATAATATGCTAAACGCTAACAGTGCTTACGCAAATGCCTACAAGCTAGGAGAAGATTACTCTCGTATTGACCAGTACAATGACCAAGTCGACCAAGCTAATGGGCAGTGGTGGAATAGTTTAATGGATGCTGCAGGTGAAGCAGGTATGAAATCGGGTAACCCTTACGCAATGGCTATTGGTGCAGCACTTAAGACTGGTGCTGGTATGACTCGAAAAGATATGACTTTAAGTAATCCGTATGCTTCTAGTTCAGGAAATACTGGTGCAAATAGTCAGCAATCATCCGACACTTCTCAAGCGGCAGGTATGTTTGGTAAGCAAATGTCTGACATTATTTCAGGTATTTATAATGCCAAGAAAGCTGGCAAGAGCGGAAGAGATATTTATAAACCATCAATTTGGCAAAGCGTAGCAGGAGGAAAGAATGGCTAACAGTAATAATTCAAATAATAAGAGTACGCCTTCACAGGCTAACATAGATAGAGCTAAAAGAAGACTTAAAAGATTTGCTGGAGATGTTAAAAAGACAGCAAGTGATGCGAAGAAGACAGTTAAGCAAGCTGCGAAAGATGTAGAAAGTACAGCTAAAAAAGCCGTAAACAATGCTGCAGCTAAAGGTAAAGCTACAGGTAAAAAGGTTATCTCTGATGGTAGAGCTATCGGTAAACAGATGACTGAGAAATTAAAACAGCTGTCAAGCCAAGGTCGTCCTAGTTCATCTACTAAAGCTCCTGTAAAAGCAGTAACAGATGCTAGTAAACCAAGCTTAGGTAGTAAAGCGATGAGTGGTTTAAAAGGCGGTGCTAAGTGGGGAGGTTTAGTCACTACAGGTGCTCTAGCTGTAGATATTGCTCAGCAATACGCTCACGGAGGCTGGGCTCAAGTCAAGGCGGCTATGCCTGCTATGATTGCATCTTATGGCTCTTCTGCTGTAGCTGCAGCTTTGGGTAGTGCTTTGGGCAGCTTAATATCCCCTGGAGTTGGCACTGTCGTGGGAGCTGGTGCAGGAATGGCTACCAATGCTATTGTTAACTACCTTATGGAAGGACAACCTGAACAGGTTAAACGGGAAGTAGTAAGAAGTGTAGCCCAGAAGGGCGGTGTAGCCCAGAAGGGCGATGTAGCCCAGAAGGGCGATGTAGCCCAGAAGGGCGGTGTGCAAAATAGCCCATTAGGGCGTACCCTCAGTCCGTTAGGACGTACCCAGAGTGCTCCAAGCGTTCAACAACAAGCACCACGCATGGTAAGTGAAGGTCCTACTCAAATAGGTGGACAACCTGTCGCAGCAAGTGATATTCAACAGATTATTATTGAAGAGGCTAATAGGGCTGGAGTAAGCCCTGCTCTAATGTTAGCAATAGCTAATCAGGAAAGTGGTTTTAATCCTAATGCTGTAGGAGACAAAGACAGAGGAGGCTCTTATGGACTCTTCCAGATACATAAACCTTCTCACCCTGATTATACTGGTGGTTTTGACCCTAGAGCTAATGCTGCTTATGCTTCTAAGATGATGAAGGGTTTACTTGCTAAATATGGCGGAAACATTGATAAAGCTATTATGGCTTATAACGCTGGCGGAGGAAACGTAGACAAAGGAATTATTCCTGCTAGTACACGAGCTTACTTGGCAAATGTAAAAGCTGGCTTAGGTAGATTTGGTAATATAGCACCTAGAGGTCAGGGTAACGACACGTTAGCTAGTATTCAAAATCAACCATTAACAGGTCAAGTTCAAGCTGATGTAATCACAGCAAGTGCAACGTCACCTCAACAACAAGGTTATCCTATCGCTTATAATGCAGCTACTGGTCAAGTAACTGGTGGAGCTGGTAGTATCAACGATTATGCAGCAGCATTGAATTCGTTCGTACAAGACCAGAAATCTAATAATGCTGAGTTAGTAAACGAAGGTATGACATTAAATAGAGATGCTCTTGACGAACAAAGAAGATTTAGAGAAGAAGCTCGAGAAGGTACTTATACTCCTAAAGAAGCTGCAGCTTTATATCTTGACTATGTTAAGCAACAATCTCAAAATCAACCTCAACAAGTTCCTTATGACATTGATATAGACGGTTATTGGAGAGCAGTTGCTAGGGATAGTGCTTATGCCTCTGCAGGGGTGAATACTAATTACGCTCAGCAATATCTAAACAATGCCAAGATGGCTCAGGCATTGCAACAAGCTAAGCTCACAGGACTTTCTCCTGATATGTTAGACCAACCACAAAAGAACCAGTTAGAGAGAGAAAAGCTCGTAGCAGAATTAGCTGGCAAGGCTATGCAATATGGTGGTGCACAAGGCATGACAGACTATGCTAAAAATATTGCAGATTTAGCTGGTAATAACATTGACTTGTACACGGAACTTCTTAAATCTAATAATGGCAACGTTCAAAAGGCTATGGAACAGCTTACTACTATTTACAACAGGTTGTTACAAAATCAACAAGAGACTTATAATACTAATATAAACTCTCAAACTGATTTAACAAAAACTGGTATGCAAGGTGTAAATGCCGCTAATACTGCAAAAATTCAAGGTGAATATAACTTGCAAGGTGAACGAATGAAATTGGATGACCCTTACAATCAATTCAAAGCTATAACCACTGGAGCTCAAGCTCTGCAATACGACCCTGCAGCAGCTAGTCAGTTTATTAGAGGTATTGACCCTCGCATCTTAGGCACTGTAGCCCCAGGTTTTGACCCTAATAGCTTTGGTGGTTTAAACCCGCAGGCGGCTACTCCAGTAGGTAGCCCAGTACAAAGTGGTGGTGGTTTTGGCGATAAATTCTACAACATCTTAAAAGAGTCCCAAAGAAAAAGAGGTAGCTTCTAATGAGTGCGAATTTTAGTCGTCCGTCTGGCGACGTACTTAATATATATTCTCCTCAACAATTTGCTCAAAGTATAATGCCAAGTTCTGGAGGGCTTGATTTGGGAGCTCTCCGAGCTGACTTGGCTAGTAGATATGGCGTTGCTCCACAGCAAGCTCAGGTTAGCCCTGAATACTTGGCTAAGTGGCAAGCTATGAATAGTCCTGAAGCTCAGGCTGCAGCTAATCAGCCGTACGTTCCTTCCTGGATGGAACCTTCCATTAATCCTATGACTAACTTTCAAAGAGATATTATTAGGATGGGTACAGGGTTAATTAACCAAGGTAAGCATATTATAAATGACCCTGTAGGAAGTACTAAGTCTGCTATTAAATATCTGTTAACTCACAATCCAAGAGAGATTAATAGAGATTTCTTTGATGCTCAGTTAAGCAATTATAACCTAAGCACTGCACAGTTGGTAAACCAACCATTAAGTGAAAGTGCTAAGGATTTCGTCGCTGGTGTATATACCAACCCTGCTTCTGCAGCTATAGACTTGATTTCTCTTGGTGGATTACATGGTGCTGATAAAGTAGCTAAGGCTGTTAATAAAACTGTAGGAAAAAGAATTCTCCCAACGTCTGTAGGTAGTGACGTAGAAAAAGGTATTCTAGCTAGCAGAGCTGGAGTAGCAGGAGATGTGCAAAAGTACAGAGCGAAATTAGACCCACTAAAAGAATTAAACCATACTGATTTAGCGAAGGTTGTAGACTCTGCTGAAACTGGCAGTAAATTGCCTGAACATCTAAAACCTTACAAAGAGGCTTTAAGAGAACAGCATTATGACTTTGACAACTTAGTAAAGAACTACGCTCCTCAGACTTACGTAGCTCCAGATGAATTATCCATCATTCAGAAAATCGCTAGAGATGAAAATAAGACCGTTAACTACGTACGTAAAGAAGTAACACCATATCTGCAGATGGCGGATGATGAGCTATCAGCTTTGGCTAAATCAAACAAAATTGCGAATAAGGTGGCAGAAGCTAAGCAACTGTACAATAAAGGGGAAATCTTCCCTGTAACACACGGTATTGCTGAGGTTATAAAAGATGCTCCTGATGCTATTGTTGATACTAGTAACATTATTCGTAACGGTAGATTTAGTACTAGAGAGTACGGTAATGCTGCTTATGAAGATATCGCTAAACAATTACAAAACCCTGCAGAATTCTTAGAAGGCTTGCAAAAACAATTTGAATTGGGGCAACTAACCAAAGAACTAAGGCAAGGTAAGATTGGTGATATTGATGTAGCTCCTATGCCTAATGCTAAGCCTAAAGATATTGTCTACATCAATGCAGATAAGTTAGAAAAAAAAGACGGCATAGTTGAAGCTTTAAACAAGGCGTCAAATGATGCTAAGAGTCCTTCCGATATTGCTGTAGATAAACTAACTGCTCAAGAGTTAGCTAAACAGTTACAGAGTGGTTACGGCTCATCGGCATTCAAAGGTGTAGCAAGAGATGTAGAGTCTCTAACGAAAGCTACAGCTTTAGGTTCAGGTGCTTACATTTTTGGTAACTTTGGGTCAGGTGCTATCAATGCTTTAATTGAAAGCGGTGCTATGTTGCCTGCAGATGTTATTAATGCTCTCCGAACTAGAGGACAATTAGCAAAGAATGTAGGTGCTTATAGAGATGTCTACCTTCCGAAAGTAAATCCTATTAAAACTCCAGGATTAAAACAGGTAGGATGGGTAGGTGAACGAACTGGCGGACAGTTACTAAGACGAGCTGATGCTGCTGTCCAAAACGGTTTTGCAGAAATAGGTTTACACAGAGCTTTAAGAAAAGCTGGTATATCTGCTAAAGATAGAAGTAGAATTTTAGCTGAAGGTAGTCTTGATAAGCGAACATTAGGTCAGGCTATTCAAGATGCTCGTAATGCAGCTTTAATGAATTCGGATAATACAATTCTTCCTAACTTACTATCTGAAGCAGGGTCTGTTACTAACCCATTCTGGAGATGGACAGATACTGCAGCTAGAACTACTATTAGGCAATTCGAAACTCATCCATTCATTACTAATATGGTTTTATCAAATTATCTTGCAAATATAGGTCTTAATAGAGAAATGCAGGAAAGAGCTAATATTGGTATTAGAACAGATGCTCCGATGAAATCTTTTGTAATGGACGCTAGAAGTGGACAGTTAAAAACATTCACAACTGAATATATCGCACAGTTAAACACTGCTAAATTATTGGCTGACCCTAAAGAGGCTTTGATGAGCTCAGGCGATAGTACTATTGGATGGGTTCTTAATCTTCTAAACGGTAAGGATAAATACGGCAGAGCGTTCCAAAGAGCTCAGAAATCTACGGATAGCAACTTAGCTTCCGTTATAGGTGGAGTAAGAAAAACTTGGAACCCTAAGACGGGAGAATTCACTAGAGATGAAAGTGATATTAAAGTGTCCGAATATATCAATGAATTCTTGCATAACGCATCTCCATCCGTTGCTTTACTTAATAAGACAGTTCTTCCTATCGCTGCTGAAGCAACTGGTAATGTTTACTTACAACCTTACGCAGGTAGTACGTTCGGTACTTTCTTGCCTAAGAAAAACTTCGGATATGATATGAAGAGTAGACCTGTAGTAGTTGATAGAGCTGGCAATATAGATGACAATGCTAATGCTATATTCGGAGGTAACATCAACAGACCTAGAATGTTGCAGGATATAGAGTCGTCAATGACTTCATCTTACGTAGCTCCTTACTACGAAGGCGAAGAAAGACCTACACCTTCAGGTATGGAAATTAGACAAATACTTAGAAATAATGCTCGTGGTAGCATTCAACGTGGAGGATATTATCACAGATGATGGATAAACAAGTACGTCCTCAATCGGACTCAAATAGACACATAGAGCCTTTAACTCTTCCAAGACCAGATTGGTACGACCAAGTATCAGTGGATGAAACTACAGGAGAGATTGTAGGTAGAATATATAAAGATGCGTTAATCGAAAACTTCAACGCTATCGAGGAAAAACTAAATTATCTCGGTACCTTAGAAGCTAAGGATATTGTCCTTCCAGTGTTCTCCGAGATGGATTATCCTGACGTTACATTGGACAGTCCTAATAATAAAGTAGTTAACCTTAAATCATTACTTACTATCCTAAATTGTATTGGTATTCCTTTAGAATGCGATATGTCGGGTAGTAATGTAATAGCTAAATTAACTTACTATAGTACGGATATGAGTAAGGTACAACTAAAGAATATAAAACTTACTGGCGTATCTTCGGATAAACCGTATGTAATTCTTGACTATTCAAAGAAGACAAAAGAAACGTGTGTAGAAGTTGCAGCAGAATTACCTGCTGATATGACTAATAAAATTCTTTTAGCTTTCTATTCTAAAGGTAAACTTCTATGCTTAGATGCTGCACATAACTGTGATGTTAACCTTCTCGAAATACTTTCTAGAATGTCTGTCGAAACTTACGATATAGTAACTCCAACGGATGGTTCTTATAGGGATAATTCAAGAGTAGGCTTCCCTATTATGAGAGGTGGTAGAACTGTAGGATATCAAAACTTTGAAAGTAAGTCAGGTAATTTAAGTGGTACTTATACCGATATAGGAAGGAAGAGAGGATAGTTATGACATTCGACTTCTTTAATACATCATTACTTGCTTTTGGTGATAAATTAACAACTGCTTTTACACAGCTTGAGAACTTGATGTCTGAGACTAATAAGCACTTAGATAATCTTATCAGTAACCAGTCTATTTGGCAGCTATATAAAGATAGGGCTTATGAGGTACCAGTACCTACCAAACCGACCAATGCAGTTCGAGTGAAAGACTGCTTGGAGATATTTAAGAAAGCTAATACTGCTATCGAGACTGAGTATAAGGATGACCAGTTATCTGTTCGTTGGCTCTTATTTAACAGCTCAGGGTGGAGATTTACAGTAGCTCAAGGTAGTACAAGCTTAAAAGACGGCTATGCCTTTGTCTCTCCTTCCATTTCAAATAACTCACCGTATAGGTCAATCAAGTTCGTTGAGAATGAAAGTGAAATGACTTCAGGTGACAGAAGAATGTTTCATTTCCATATAGATAGTAATAACAATGTCTGGTTAGAAGATGGCTCAAGCGACCTAGTTGATTACGTTCCTTGCGACTTCTCTAATTACACTTCAATCTCGGACGGAGGAGTTGTAGCTAATCCGTACACTGCTAAAGATTATGAATGTGTATGTGCAGTAGGAGCTCAAGGTTCTTCTAACGTTTACCTCAACGGGAAAAGAGTTTTATCTCTAGGCGATGTAGCATATAGATATATCATTCTATATCTTAAACCTGAAGATGTCGTAAAATCAGATAATTATATATTTAAAGTAAAATATAATAAGGAGGCTTAATAGTGGTAAAAGACTTTAGAGGACAGGTAAAAATATCTGAAGTTAGGGCTGAGTTTGACTATCTCCTTACTACAATTAATAATACTATCGACCTATTCAACCAATCTGAAGTAATGTCTGATGAAACTGACTTCAGCAGTGTTTCACCTAATATAGCTCCACCTAACTATACTTTGTCAGTGGGTGGTCTTAAAAAGATATTGGAAGCTTATAACGGAGCTATCGTAGGTTGTAGAGTTTTTCGTGTAGGTACAGACAAATATTACATCACTGAAGGCTTATTAATAACTAGTGAAATAGCTAATGGGGTTAGTAAACCTAAAGTAGTCAGAATACAAGGCGGAACATTGAACGGTAGTGGTAGTCACATTTACTACTCACCTTCTGATAAAAAATTCTACTGGGATGCTACAGGCACTTCCGCTGGGGCTTCGGTAACTGTACCTGTTTGGACTTCAAATAATTCTTGTGGTAGTATTAACGCAGTTGCGTGGTCAAATCACGTAAGCTCAGACCAAGCTAACTCTGCTAATATTTACAAAGCTTTTGCAGGTACTGATTATATAGTCTGTGAATTAGAATTAGCTAGTCAAACATCGTTCGGGTTTGATTGGGCATTGCCACAAAAATCCAAGACTAAAGAAATGACTATCAGCTTACCAGCTAAAGGAGACACGTTAAATAAGTTTGGTACTTCAGTTGTGGTGAGCACTGACGCTGGTGAAGCTCTCTGCAATGTAAGTTCTACTGGTGGAGATGTCAAAGTAAATGCCAGTACAAAATATTGCACTGCTGTTAGATTTAGATTTGCAGGTGGTACTACAATGAATATCGGTAAGGGTACTACAGGTGGTATTCGTATTAACAGAATTAATGCAGGAGATGCTTTAATTGTAGAGGAAAAATCGGCTGTAAAGGACGATGTAACGGACTTAATACATATAACTAAGGTTAACTGTAAGCGTACATCTACGCCTCTCGTAGCTACTCAAGAATTCGGTTTGTATGGCGAGACTTGTGGATATATAACCTCAGGTCAGTACTATGCAGGTGATATCAATAACGATATCGGTATTAATAATGACACTGATTTCAGATTTATTTCTGGATTAGCAAGATATCCTGACAGAGGTGGAACTGACGTTACTTTGTTCGGACATTACGTCTGGATGGATTACAGAACTGAGGGGGATAGAGCAAAAGCTTATTCTACTCAGGTAGCTAGATTATTTATCCCTCCAAAACAGAGAGACCCGTTTGGCTACCCTAACGGTATGCCTGTAACAAAAAGTTCCTCATATAAATTTGCTCGCTAATTTATATTTTTTTATATCTACACATATTCCTCCGTACCGTTTCAATCATTTGAGACGGTTTTTCTTTTCTACGTGATATAATGATTATAAGCGAAGACTAAATATTTAACAAAGGATGGTATATTTATGTCACTTTATATTGATGCTGTTGTAGTCAAAGGAACCAGAAGAATATTCGGCTGCACAGTAAATACCAAAACTCAAAACGAAGCTAAGGATGAATTTGCTCCGCTAGATTTAACACCTTACTCCGTTAGGTTCCGTGTGTTAGGAAGTGCTACAGCTGATGCAAAAGTACTTCTGGAAAAGATTATAACGCAGACTACTGACGAGGAAAGCACAGGAATTATTAACGATGCTGAGAATGGACAATTTGAGTTCGTTATTAATATCGCTGATACACAGTTACTCGGATTAGGTAAGTTTGCTATTATGATAGAACTTTTAGATGCTAATACTTTAGAACCTCAGATTACACTTACCGAAGGTGGGTATAATGGAGAGTTTAATAAGCTGCAGGTGGTACAATGTTAAATAATCGTATCAAGAATAATTGCAGCGTACACGCCCTTAAACGGACTGACAAATTGCAAATAGTACAGGCATAATACACGCCCTTTGGGCTACACCGCCCTATCGGGCTACTAGTACGCCCTTTGGGCTAATAGGAAGGAGATATACGTATATGGCTAACGATGCCAAGTTTAATTTTTACTTAAACAGAACTGGACCTAGAGGTCAAAAGGGTGAAAAGGGAGACCAAGGCTTCAGCCCTTCAATTACCGTAAATTCAGATACTGCAGATGAGTATACTCTACTCATCCAAAACGAGTATGATAGTTTTGTCACAGACAATATTCGCCCTACGTACGACGATAGGGGTGGAACGTACGTAAGAGTTGATAAAGCTAACAATGTTCGATATTTTGGTAGTGCTGACATAGCTACTACAGCTAATTATGGTGAAGTAAAACTAGCTCAGGCTAGCGACTTAGCTTCAACTGTAAGTGTAGGTAATTCTAACGTAATTACTGTAGAATTATTAAAAACTTGGTTTGACGGTCAACTCGCTGATAATTTAGTAACTACTACAAATAATGTAACTATACAAGGGCAGAAAATATTTGCAACTCCAACCCGATTTATGGACACAGTTCGTATCGGGAATAGATTAATGGTTACACAGGACGATACTGGAACTATAACTTTTGATAGCGATGGAGATGGTACTCTGATAGGTACTCAACTTACATCTACAGGCGATGCAAGCTTTAGTAAAAACGTAACTATTGAAGGTATTGCGATTATAGAAGGTGGCTTAAACGTAGCAGGGAATGCAGTAGTCAACACCGCACAGTTGGGTAATACTACTATTAGCGGGGATTTAACCTCTAAAGCTGATATTAATATACAAGGACAGGATATTCACCTTCAGCACACTAACCCAACTATGTATTTAAAAAATATGAACGGGGTTAATGAAATCGAAATCTTTAGAGGATTATTCACCGCTGGACATCCTAGCCCTGCTGACAATTATTTAAATGTAGGTCATAGCCAATTACAACTCAACTTGAGGGGTAAAGCTATTAAGGCTAACGGAAAAGATGTAGCTACTGCCGATACTGTAGATGCAATACAATCTGACTTGAATATAGCTAAGCAAGATATAATTGAAGCTCAGGGTGATATAGACAATCTTCAGATGAATAAGCAGAATAAACTTACTGCTGGTACTGGTATCACTATTGATGCCGACAATGTAATATCCGCTACAGGTGGTGTCGTAGACCTACCTATCGCTAGTAGTACTACTCTCGGCGGTATTAAGGTAGGCGAGAATTTGACCATCTCTGAAGATGGAACTTTATCTGCTACAGGAGGCGGTGTTACTGGAGATGTAAGTGCTGCTGGTGATAACACATTTACTGGAGAAAATACTTTTAACGGAGCAGTAAACCTGAACGGAGTTAGTATTGCTGAAAACCTTACTGTTAAAAGAAATCTTACTTCTAACGGAGAGATTAATGCAGTATCAATCAAGACGACAGGACTTCGTTCAGATGATATTCAGACTACTACTAATAAAAAATATCTCACTGAAGTGGATGTAGATAATCAAACTATCCAAGTAGTTGATGGAAAATTACATGCAAATCTTGATGAGTTAGGTAATGAAGTCAACACGTTGTCTGGAGAAGTTAACACACTATCTGGTAAAGTTACTGCGGTTGAAGGTAAGACTACTGATTTAGAAAGTGCTGTAGTTAATAAACAGGACAAATTAACTGCTGGAGAAGGATTAGATATCGCGGATGTATATACATCAAGTGCAAACAACTTGAATACAGTAAAATATCCCGACAGCGTTTATGCAAAGACACAATTTTATGTTAGTTCAACGAACGAAAGACTAGGATTTTGGTATGACCTGGGTTACGCACGTCCCGATACTTCCATTACCGCAATGGAAAATATTGTAAAATACGGTTCTATTTTAATTCCGTTTGAAAAGAATTTCGTATATGTCGTACCTAGCATGAGGGGGGTAGCCATTGGTTACATGAACGGAGACATTTTTACACCAGTTTTTTCGGCAGAAAGCTTTGATACATACTATACCAGCTATGATAATACAACAGGCTCGGTAACTATAAAGGAAGGTCTTCCACTAACAAGTGGTACTGTTAGTGTTAATAGAAAGCATGACACTATTTTGCAATTACTTGATAACGCCTTTATACGAACTAATTCAAACAGCTCAAACAAAGAGTATTACAAATATGATATATCTGGCATTGATTTTATACAAGGTAAAGATTTATTTATATGTGTAGCTCAATATGGAGAGCATAATAGATATGGTAGCACGTATACACTTCATTCGGACTTTCCATTAAAGATATTGAAATACGACCAATGTAATATTGGGAAATTTGCCACGACAGCTGACTTGACTACAGATGCTGGAACACCAGATGCTAATGCACCGAATTTGCTAGATTTAAGTCCTAAAAAGCAAACCGTAATTTCTTCAACTACTCCAATAACTTACTTAACCCGTGCACAATATGATGCGTTAGGAACTAAAGACGCTAATACTATGTACGTCATTACTGATGAAGAAGGTGGAGGGGGCAGCGGTGGAACTTCTATCGACGACTCTACTACATTACAACAAGAAACACAATTTACACTTAACTTAACAGCCAATGGTACACTAGGAGGTTCTACTCCAGCTTGTACTGGTAGTACTTATGAAACTGGACATCCTTATTATTATGCATTTAAAGGTGCTACTAGTAGTACACCTACTAGTGAACTATGGGGACCGTCGAGTGCTGCTGACAATCAATATCTAATATTAGATTGCGTTACTCCTATAGCGTTACAATCATTTAGATGGACCAATGGAGGCAATAGTCAGGAACGTTTCCCTACTATAGTGTTCAAAGGTTCTAATGATAACTCAAACTATACTACTCTAGGAACCTATAATACACAAAATTCTACTGATGATAGCGTAACGATAGAAAACTACACACCTTATAGATATTATAGATTTGATTTTCCACAAGCTGCTAGCTGGGGTAAAATAGGTTTTATTTCTATGAGTGGCTTCAATAGATATAATATATTAAATATTGGAGATGGATTGGATGTCATTGATGGACAATTAACTTGTGCATCAAATATATTGTCAGATAGTAACTTTATTAATTTTTGTACCGCTAATGCAGATGCAATAAAAGCAGCTTTAGGTTTAACTTAAAGATTTAAATCTAAAGTAATACTTAATGAAAGTGATTACGTAGTTAGTTCGGCATTACTACTACACAGCTTGATGAATTATTTAAAACTAAGGGTATTTTTTAATATGACTATTATAAAAAATAATATTGAAATAGCTAAAATATATCATGGCATTAACAGTATTGGTAAAGCCTACGTAGGAGATAAACTGGTATTTGGCGGTGGGGCTACTCCTACCCCTACCAGTTCCGTCCTCGTCTACAACGAAGCTTCTCCGAGTAAATTGACGCTTAAAGCTGGAACTTATAAGGCTACAGTTTTCAATCCTGAAACTGGAGAAGAAACTGTACAGGATTATGTACTAGCATCTGATACTGATATCGAGATGTACGATAAGCCTCATACATATTTCGATATGACGAATAAGACTGACAGGCTATATCAGTTTAATACTGCGGACGGTTCTTCATGGATTGATAATAAAAACGAGCTAGCTAAGGGCTTAGATAAGCTAAATACCTATATAGTTCCTGAAGGGAAGATGAACATTGCTTATGACGGTGAACTTCACTTATATTACTCACAACCCGTTAGTTATCATGGTACACGATACAATTCGATGAATGATATTGAGACGTTTGCTCCTGCTTATAATTCAACTTCAGGCGAAACTTATACTTGGAACTTCGGGCAAAAGGCTGTATATAACATACCAGCAGGGAAATTATTTGAATTCGATGTGTCATTAAATGAGTTCTTTTATGAAACTGAAACTGTACCTACTTGTACTATATCCCTGACGGATATGAATACTGGTGAAGTACTCTATACCAGAGACCAAAAAGTTAACTTCCGTTCAGGCGATGGCACGATATTCTATTACGGCTTTTGGTCATATACTCACCTCCCGCCTTTAGCTAATGTTGGAGGTAAAACTATCGCCCTCAATATAACCTATAATAACTTGAAGCTTACTTTTAACCCTAATTTCAATCAACTAATTACGCCTCAACACAGCATATCTGGTAAATTGTACGACCCATCAACTCCAGACCCTGTCACTGTAGAAATAATGGACTTTGGTGGCAGACCTGATATCCTAGTAACAACTTACAGAGAAGAAGAAGCAGAGCGTCGCCCTAACGGGCTATGCGGTACTGTACACTTTGACAGTGAAATGAACGTAAAAAGTGTAACGTAGTAAGGAGCGGCTTTATAATTAGATGTGATATAATATAGGTAGAAGGATAACTTCTACCTTTTGTTTTTAGAATAAGTTATAAAGGAGATAGGCTAGAATGTTTTTACCCCCAGAAGATGCTAATTATTTGCAATATCCATATAATTACAACTACAACACAAATCCCATAACTGACACGATGAGATTTAACGCTAAAGATTTCTCTTCCATCAGGAACCCTAAAATAGCTCAATATAAACTATGGGAGGGTGCATACTTAGATGCTCCATCCAAGAACCAGTACATAAACCTAGTTAGCCCTATAGAGGTAGAAGAGAAGTCCGCCTCTGGATGGGTAAAACCAGCTTTAACAAAAAGTCAAGCAGTGGAAAATGAATTGTCTCTAGCGTCAAGAAATTTAGCTAAGTTTACAGCACCTTTACTTGAACCTTTGGCAATCTATGGCGGTTTAAAAATGGTTGTAGACGCTGCAAAACATTCTGATGATAGAATTCCTGTAAGTGACGTACCTCCTTTAGACTTTGATAATATGACTTTTAATCAAAAGAGTGATGGAACAGTATTACCTCTTGTTCAAATTGGGCAAGATGGAGTGCCTCAATATACCCTTCAAGGTGGAGTAAGACAAGACAATTATCTTTTGCCGCCCGATATTCAATCAGGAAGCTTTAAGGCTTTTTACCAAAATCTAAAACGCAATCCCTATAATACACTTATGAATATACAAGAAACGAATAATTCTTCTGCTGGAAGTAACTTATAAATATAACTTAAATCGTTAACGTCTACTAACATATTATATAAGGATAACAAAATTATGGAACATTTGACATTAGCATTGACACTTTTCAACTCTTTAGTTCTCGTTGGATATGGTGTTTTCTACTTTAATAAGAACTATGAAATTCTCCCTAAAGAGACTTACAATGCTCTTGTGGAAATGTTTGAAGAGCAACAAAAAGAGGAAAAAGCTTCTACTCCACTCGAAGGCGGATGTGGTGATTTCTTCAGAGACCAAATAGAAGAAGATTATGAAGAGGAAGAAGATGAGTAGGAAAGTATATGTATTTCATATCTGCCATAATAAAAAATGCAATAACGGTTGGCTCGACGTGGACAGAACACATTGTAAAACTAATCCACCAAAATGGAAATATTGCAAGGAGTGTGCAAAAGAATTAGGTATCGAGTTTGATAAACAAAAACCTGATGATACTAAATCAGAAGAACAGAAGGCTAATGAAGAAAACCTTCAAAAACGCCCCTAAGTGCTAAGGAAAAATCGCCATTTTGAAGCGTTAGCTATCAGGTTAAAGTGTTCCTTCATAGGTATTCTAAAATAGCAAAGTTATAAGGAAAAATTGATTTGAAAGCGTATGTAATTAAAGATTTAAATAGTGGACTGTACTATGATAAGAAAACTAAATTCGTAGAACCTATGTCTATTAATACTCAATTATTTGCAAGTAAAAATGAAGCGGTACTATTTGCTTGTTTGCAAATTCTTGATGAAGACCTAGCTTGGAGACTTCTCGAAAAGGTACACGAAAAAGAAAGATGGGAACTCGATTGTAATAAAGATGAATTTAACGATGCCGTAAAAGCATTTAGGTTGACGGTCGTACCTGTTGAAGTTGTTGAAGTACACCCTAGCGGGTTATAGTGGAGGTTGTAGAAGCATGTTCAGCAAAATAGCAACTTGTTCTTTATTTTTGATTATTGCATACCTTATTATTATGAGTAAAGTTCCTCAAGGTGAACCTAATATAATAACAAATCAAGTGTGCAAGGAGGTTTTAGGTCAGGAGTGCACAATCGTGTATGAAAAAGCTCCTTATCCTAACGCATACGTAAGAGAAGGTATACCAGTAATTCATTTAGTCGGAGGTATTGAAAAGGTATTTACACCTGAGGAATTGAATTCTGTAATGCTTCACGAAATAGCTCACGTAGCATTAGAACACGCTAGACGTATGGATAGCGTAGTAAAAGAAAACGGTGATAAAATGTCACCAGTTGTACAGTGTAGCGTAGCTAGACAGTTTGAATATGAAAGCGATGACTTTGCAGTAGCTATGTCTGCTAGATATGGAATACCGAGCAAGTTAGATGAAGCTTTTATAAATCACGTACCAAGTAATCAAAGAGATATTTTGTCTTGTAGTCACCCTACAATCAATCAGAGAATTAGACGAATTAGAAAAATGGAACATATTTATCAAGTTCCTGAGGAGATAAGATGACTTTATTATATACATCCTACTACGGACGACTTAGAGAAATAGAAGAAAGATTTAAAGACAAAGGTGTGTTGAAGATAGCTATCTCCAGAAAAATTCCTAAGGGAGTAAATGTATTCCTCCGTCTAGAAGACTTCGTTCCTTCTCACGATTTAGTACACATGTCGAAGGATGGTGTAATAACAAATGAAGAATTCCATAGGATGTATTACGAACAAAATCTCAGAAATTGTGATAAAGACAAATTCAAAAAAGTCATAGCTGATTTATCTGATGCATTTTCAGTAATAGTTTTTCTCTGTTATGAAAAACCTGATGATGGCGTATGCCATAGGCACGACTTTGCTAAATGGGCTACAGAAGAATGCGGAATTAGAATTGCAGAATTTACAGGGGAAAGAGGTGTTCAACTACGGCTAAAGTCGACTTAATACGCAGTAACGCCCTACTTAAGTGCTGGACAAAAAGAGACTTACAGAGGGTTTATAAAAAGCTTAAAGACTGGTTTAAAGAATATGGAACTTACTCCATAGATTTCAATAACGCAGAAGAACTTTGTATGATGCTGGATGAGGACTTAGATGTTCGCATCCAATGGTCGTTGATAAGACTTATAGAAGAAGATAAGATAGAATTCTTCAAGTTCGATGACGGTAGGTATTGTATATCAGTACTACCGTTCTAGCACACGTTTTTATGGTTGTATAATAATAAGGAGAAGATAATAATAATGAATAATAATAATAATAGAGAAGTGCAAAGTCAGTTTTATATAGTTAAAGAATTTATGTGGAGAGACTTAAAACTCGACATCGTGGAATGTGCAATATATGCCATAATATCATCTTACAAATTCTATATTTGCAATGTAGGAGCGAGAAAGAAGAATGCAGACCCTACTAGTTTGGTTGCTATACTGGGATTAACGGAGACGCCAATCAGGAATAGATTAGAAGCGATGGTTGAGGACGGGATATTAGCTAAAGAACAAATTCAGGTTGAAGGGGCACAGCAAAGGAATATTTACGTAGCATGCTACGACGAACATGGAATAAAGGACGAAGAAGAAATTAATGCATTATTAAAACAAGGCAAAGATAAGGCTATAGCATACTACAGTCAAACTGGAAAAAAAAGATATGTACGAGGCAGCAAAGCTCGTCGTCGCAAGGATAATGAGGTAAGCTTAAATGAGAATAGATTAGATTATCAAGACCTGCTGGGCGTATTTGGGTAATGTAGTTTTGAGTCGACCATAAAATCTATGGGCGGTCGACCCTATAATCTATGGGCGGTCGGTAGTAAATTCTATGTAGTATAAGTAATTACATAAAGGACTTACATAAGTAATTAGTACAGATAACGATAAGTTATCTGTTTTTGTTATGTACATAACAAAAGTTAGTTATCTATTGAAATATCTAACTAACTATAATCAATACGCACTAACGTGCTACTATCACACGTTTTTCATTACTACTATAATAAACTAATAAAAGGTACGTTGCACGTACTAATAAAAGGTACGTTCACGTACTAATAACTTATGCACAGTCTACTACGTAGACACTTTTACACGTTTTTTTATTTGATATAATAAGAGAAAAGTATGCGCCGCCGCATTTTTGCTGTTTTGATATGTTACTCAAATCTGTTATAAAGCCCAGTTTGCCATATATAGTACTCCGTGTACCAACCTATAATACCCTCCCCCGCCGTTTGTTTGGGGGTGTGTATCGCTTCTTGATACCCCCCTTGTTATGTAGTCCGAAGTACATATACTAATAATCTGATAAGATATACTAATAATCTGATAAGACATAATAAAATAACTAAAAATAGCCTGAAAAAATATATTCAGGCGTATAAATAGCCTGAAAAATATAAATATAATATAAGTGTATAAATAGCCTGAAAAAAAAATATATTCAGGCGTATAAATAGCCTGAAAAAATATATTCAGGCGTAACTCATAGCCTAAAAAAAATATATAAAGATATATCACTTTACTATGTAAACTTATGTAACAATAATTTAAAAATATAAAACAAAACACTTGACAATGTTATTTAAATGTGTTATAATATAAATGTAAGGTAAATTAAACGAGTTGCAAGTAACAACTATAAAATACTTAAGAGATTAAATTGTTTGAGTGTACTTACAGAACCCTAAAGTCCGCAAGGACGTACCTAAAACAAACTACCAAAACAAAAAAACGTGCACAAGATAGATATCTGTTCACTACATATTGAATAACTCTTTATGTCAAATTAAGTTGTAACTTATGAGTATAAATAATAAAGTAACTAGCTAAACGAGAAACCGAGCGGGCGGACTCGATAGGGCACAAGGTGAAACCGTGGCTGGCGTAATTGATACAAGTTCTTTTTATCTATAATATTTATAATAAACATAGATAATAAAAACGTGTACAAGCAATATAAAAACAAAAGGATAAAACAAATGAGAACAAAAACTTTTTTAGAAGAAAACAAACAACAAATCAAAAGAAAGGAACTTATCATGACTAAAAATCAAAACAAAGTAAACGCTATTTATATGCCAAAGTATTGCATGGAATTATCAGAAATTTATTTTAAAAACGGGGCAAGCATTAAGATTTTAGACTATATAAAACAAACCGCCATGCCGTTACCATTACAGAATGCAATCTTAAAAAGTTCTTTTAGTGACGTCTTGAAACTTGTTAGACAATACCGTAAACAAGCATTTAAAAAACAAAAAGCCGTTAACATTACTTATTCGTGTGACGTTTTTTCAAGTGTTACACAAACATGGCATAAAGTTTCAGGCACACTCGCACGCGGTTACTATAACTCAATAAGCGATATTAAAAAGGTTATAGAACAAAAACGCATGGCAAATAATGACGATATACTAAAAGGATATGTTAAAAACTTAAAATTTACGTATAGTTTTATATTTTAATTTAAAATTTAAAGACAGATTGATATAAAATTTATTACAAAATAAAAACAAGGAGGTATGAATTATGAGTACAAATAGAGAAGCATTCAAAAGAGCTATAGTTAAAAGCGGTAATTATAGAACAGTGTTTAGGAGATATGATTTAAGTTCAATAGAGGTTGATAAATTGTATAAATTTTTAAAGCCGCTTTACACATATTTTGAAGGTGATTATCTTATTTTTAAATTTCCAAACCCAACACAACTATTAAAAATAATGAAATAATACAAATATATAAAATGCAAAACAAAAACGAAAGGATTTTAATATGATTAATGTAAAAATTGATGAAACAACGATAACCTTTATGTAAACGATACAGCGGTTACGGATAAAGAGGGATTAAGCAAGCAATATAATATCGACGTTGATGACTATGACAAAATTCTGGCAAGTGACGAAGATAACGATTTGTATTTGGTTAGCACCTATTAAATAATGGAGTAAACAAAAATGAAAAGCTACTTCGTTTATAAAATTTCTTTTGATTTTTGTGATTTTGATACTTGCCCACAAGTCTATTTTTTAGGCTTATACAAAGATAAATCTAAAGCATATGAAATATGCACAAAAGATATTTGCAAAAATACTTTTTGTAAAGAAATTGATACAAATAAAGAATGTTATATACAGTTATAATAATTAAAGTGAGGAATTGAACATGAATAAATATACTTTTTACGTTGGTACTTTTGATAAGGACACTTTTAAAAGAGAAAAAAAGTTTAGTGAGTTTAAACAAGTATTCGACAGAGTATTCGAAATGTATACATTACAACAAGCACAAGGTCGTTATGTTATGCAATCGGAGGGCAAAGTTATTAGTGAGCCTACGTTTATAGTTACATACTTTGTTAACGATAATGACGTGGACTTGTATAGGATTGCAGATATTCTAAAAGGTGAACTTAATCAAGAAACCATTCTAATCGAATTTAATAATGTTGGTGAATTGTATTAAATAAAAAATTAGCTATGGATAAGTTCAGAAAAGAAGTAACATATAACTAAAATAATAAAAAGAGGTACACGATATGGCAAATTTAAAATTAGTAAACGACAACACAAATAATGGATATAGCACACATTTTAAAAAACAAAAAGAGGATTAAATTATGAATAATAATACTAAAGTAATCGTAAATAAAAAGTCCTTACAAATAAAGAAGGACACAAAAAAGAGGGAACAGATATTTACTTTTGATATATTAAACCCTTTAACACTCACGTGTGATAGTAGCACAGTAGAAACAAATTTCTTAGATGACTTCGACAACTTTGGCATAACTGTAACGCATGATAACTGGCTGCCTGAAAACGACGGCGAAATTATGTACGGTGTATTTGATAGCGACGGAGGCACTTATGAGGGCTTTGAAGTTTACGTAAACCTCGAAAAAGATAACAATGAAGACTACAATTATGGCATACAAAAAATACTATCAAATAGTAACAATGAAATATAATGGTACGGTGATTGAAGCAATGTGTTTCACTCAAGCTTTAAATCTTGGTTTTATTAGGCACGGACTTGTAGGCATTTGTATTTCTTACAGTGACGGTTCTTTAAAGGAGCACGATAGAATAGAACTAGGCTTGCCACCGTTCATAGTAAACTGGTGTAATGGAATACGGGAGGAGCGTAAGTACGATAGCCTGCTTTACTCATTGTTTGATATGCTATTCAATCGTAAAGGTTGGGATACGAAAGAACATCACAAACAAATACTCAATGTTATTAAAAACGGTACTAGAATTTACAAAGACTTAACGGAGGTTTAATATGAAATGCCCGAAAGAAATAACTTGCGATGACATTATAAATAACTTGTTGGATGATGACATCATATTTAACTTAGATAGTTGCGAACAAAACTGTGATAATTATTATCATAACTGCCCACTAGTACAACTAATGTATGACAGACTAGAGAAATTCAGGAGGATTTAAACATGAATAATAATACTAAAATTACATTACAAATATTATTATATGACGATGATATTCTATACGAAACTTATGCACCCCTTTGACCCTGATACATCGAATTATATCCCATTAACTGACGACAAAATGTGGGCGTTTAGGGATATGGACTAAAGGTTAACGTTAAGTAAATATTTGGAGGTTTAATACATGAGCGAAGAGCATAACAAAGATAAAAACAAGCAACAACAAAACAAAGTAGCATACTACTGTGTAATAAGAAGTTATAAAGTAAAGGACTTGAAGTCTATTGAGAATGATAGGTTTAGGGTAGTATTCAGTTTAGACTGTCCGAAACAAGAGCAAGGCTTTCACTGTATGCAATCATACAACGATGAAACTATTGAATATGATTACTACGAAGTAGGCTTACAAGATAAGGCGTTGCGTGAGTACATTAAACTATTAAGAGAGGCAGGTGCACTATTAGTTGTATAGGCTAACGTAATGTGATAACCTAACAAAGCTATAATGTTAGATAACGGACTCAATCCGTAAGGACGTATTCAATCCGTAAGGACGTATTCAATCCGTAAGGACGTATTCAATCCGTAACGTGGTACTATAATAATACAGGAGGTATAAAAACATTATGATGATACTTAAACCAAAACTTAATTTTAATTACAACAAATTAGTCAGGCTTAATCCTAAGCGTGTAGTATTGATTGTACTACATCACCGATGCGGCAACGGTACTATTGAGAGTATACACCAAGCACATCTCAAGCGTGGCTGGGCTGGATGTGGTTATCATTATTACATACGCAAAGACGGTACTGTATATCAAGGCAGACCCACTGAATATGTAGGCTCACATTGCGTCGGCAACAATTCTTGTAGTATAGGCATTTGTTTTGAGGGTGACTTCAGAAAAGAAAAACCTACACACGAGCAGTTGATTGCTTGCAAAGAACTTGAACACGAGTTACGTAACAAGTTTACCACAATCAAGAGAGTACTTAATCATAAAGATTTATGTCAAACTCTTTGTCCTGTAGTTGACTTGAAAAAATTAGTTGCGGAGGTTAAGTTATAATGGATACTATAAGACGGAGAACTATTAATGATAGCTTAATAACACAGGATATTATTGATAAGTTAGTGATATATACTTATGAACATCTTGAAGATATATACGAATTCAGTCAGACTGATATCGTAAAGACTTTAATCAGTAAAACTACTAAACTATCTAACGTTACTATTGCTAGAGTTATTAGAGCTATGCTACCTGAAAGCGGGGCTACTGCTAACAGTGTTAACGTAATTATTAATAGACTCAAGAAACGTAGCAATGAAATTGACGAGTTACTTAATGAATTAAATCTGGAGGAATAACAACAGTGACTAATACACCAAGTAAAAAGGTAGTATACTTCAAGGCTGATGAGCTGAAGAGGTATACTTATGGTGAAGTTGGTCTGCTGTTCTGCATAGGTAAATCTATGGTGAGTCAGATTATTCAAGCAAAGACACGCAAGTACAAAAAAGAAATAGTACCTAGTCACGTAGCTATAATCAATGGTGAGTTTATATATGAGAGTACTACTGAAATAGTTAACGTGGAAGGTACTAGTAAGACTATACATAGCGGAGTTAGGCGTTGGTTGCTGTCAGACTTTATTAAAGCTGAACAGAAAAAGGAAACTGAGTACGCGTTCTTTCCTTGTTATGTAAATATGAAAAAGCTTGAACAGTATGTACACTATCCATACGGAAGAGATACTATAGTAGAGTTCTTATTTAAGGATGAAGCTCAAGGCGATAGTCGTGGATTAATTTGCAGCCAGTACGCAAACATCTGCACCAACTTTATAGACGCACCGTGTCCAAGTCCAGCAGAACTATTTCGGAAGATAAAAGAAATAAGAGAACTGAAATAAGAGTTCGGACACTAGCGTTTTTAAAATTATGTTCACGGATTTTGAAATGAAATCCAAAATTGTTGATAGTCAAATTAAGGAGGTATTCCCCTGTTATGTATTACAA